ACGATCAACCCGAAGATTTCAAGCGCTCTTAAAGGTTTGACTGTCGGCCTTGGTGGGTTTCAATTCGCAGTGAGTAGGGCATAATGGGATTCTACGATAACGCCATAAAAACAGCACAAAAACTCCTTAAAAAGTTTGGGCGGCCGATTGCATTCACTTACGTAGAAAAGGGCGTTTTTGACCCTGCTGCTGGCAGCTATAGCGGCAACATTACAACAACCCACACAGTCAACGGCGCGAGGTTCGATTACAACGCAAGAGAGATTGACGGAACAACCATTTTAATGGGTGATTGCAGGGTCTATCTTGAGGCTAAGGGTTATGTTCCACAGGTTGATGACACATGTGTAATTGATGGTAAAACTTGGCGCGTACAAAACCCAAGGCCGCTTAGTCCGGCTGGCAGTAATGTTATGTTTGACTTAAATTTGCGGGGTTAATTTGAGCTTTTCAAAAGACCTAAAAACTTTCGCGATTAACTTTGGCGAGGTATCAGATAAGGTTTTTCGCGGTACGTCAATTGCCATGACAAAGAGTATTGTTGAGCGCACACCAGTTGACACGGGACGAGCGAGAGGTAACTGGTTCCCTACCCTTGGCACACCGTCAACAAAGGTCGTAGAGAGTGAAGATTATCCTTCTGATGATGCTATTGTAGGTCGAGCAGCCAAGACTCTTAACTCACATAAGATGGGCCAATCATTTTATCTAACAAACAACTTGCCATATATCCAAAGACTTGAAAACGGTTGGTCAGAACAAGCAAGAAACCCAAACGGCATGGTAGAAATAACAGTTAATGAGTTTCAACGCGAAGTTGATAAACAAGCAAATAAGCATAGGCGATAGATGGGAGCCTTTACAGATATATCATCAGCACTTTCAGCGAGGCTTGCAACCCTTACAGATAGCCCCGTTGTTGCTTGGAGAAACGCTAAATTCAAAAGAGCTGGTAATATTGAATTTTTAGCTGAATTTCTTTTGCCAGCAGATACAGAACAAGCGGCTCTTGGTGACACAGGTATAAACGAAGATATTGGGACGTATCAGGTCAATGTGAATATACCCAAAGACGTTGGTAGCGGACGAGCTTATGATATCGCTGATGCCATTGCCGACCACTTTGCACGGGGATTGGTCCTGACTTCAGGGACGACAGATATTAGAATAACGGGTGGATCTATAGGGACAGAATTGGTTGATGACATCTTCTATATGATTCCAGTAAAAATAAGATACCAAACTTTTACACAGCCGAGGTAATAACAAAATGACTATCGCAACCGGTTCAAGACATTCCATGGCTTATGTGGCCGAAACTGTATACGGAACACCCCCTTCCACCCCAGTCTTCAAAGCTATTAGGCACACAGGGACAACCCTTGGCTTGTCTAAGGACTCAATTCAATCAGAGGAAATCAGGGCTGATAGACAAATTTCAGACCTTAGACACGGCAACAAAAGTTCATCTGGAGATGTCAACACAGAGCTTTCCTATGGTTCTTTTGATGATTTTCTGGAAGCTGGGTTTGGTGGAACGTGGACAACCGATGTCCTCAAAGCTGGTGTTCTTAGGAAATCTTTTACTATTGAGCGTCATTTTTCTGATATCGGTCTATACAACCGTTTTACCGGGTCAGAGATTAACACGATTGCCATTTCAGTAGCGCCAAATACAATGACGACTTGCACATTCGGAGTCATGGCCCAGGGCATGGATGTTAGCGAAACAATCATTACTGGTGCCACATATACAGACCCAACAACAGTAAGCCCGTTTGACTCTTTCACATGTACATTGCTTGAAGGTGGTGTTGGCCTTGGTGTTGTAACTGCTCTCGATATCAACCTTGACAACGGAGAAGAAAACACATTCGTACTTTGCTCTGATGAGACACTTCGGCCTTCAATTGGTAGGTCAAATGTAACAGGGTCAATGACTGTTTATTTTGAGGATCAGGTTCTTCTTGAGAAGTTTATCAATGAAACAGAGTCAAGTATCAACCTTACAATCGAAGATCCTGAAGGAAATGATTATGAAATCCTTTTGCCTCGCATTAAATACAACTCAGGGCAACCTGACGTAACCGCAGAAGGTCCTATCACGCTCACAATGGATTTTCAGGCGCTTCTTGACGATACTACGGGAACAAACATTCAGATTACAAGGACAGCAGCATAATGGATTTTAACAAACTTTGCACAGCAGAGGCCCATGAAAATGGGGCAGAGTTGACCATCCTTGACCCTATCGATTTCACTGAAACGGATTTTGTGATCACGTTGCAGGGTCGCGACTCTAAGGCATTTCGATTTAAAAATAAATCCAATATGAGCAAGGCCCTTAACAGGTTGCAAAAGGGCGAAACCCCTACAGACGATGAGCTTGATGAGCTTGATGTTGAAACCCTTGCCGAGTGCACAACGGGTTGGAGTGGGCTGTTCGACGGTGAAAGGGAAATTAAATTCACAAAAGAGCAAGCAAAAAAACTATACCTTGCTGCACCTTCTGTGAGGGAACAGGCTGAGAGGTTCGTAAAAGACCGTGAAAATTTTACTTAGGGCTGACTGAAAACTTACTTAATTATGCTCGTTGGTGCTTTTGGGCTAATGGGCATGATAAGGGGTCAAAGGTTAGCCGGATAGAGCACCTGAGACAGGTTGAAAGAACTTTAAAGAGGAGGCCAAAGGAACTTGAAGACAAGCCAGAACTTATGGCTGAGATAAGTTACTTATGGCCTCTTTTTTGTGAGATAAAAAATAGTTGTGAAAATGTTATCACATTTCGAGATATCAAGGCATATTGTGAATTAACTGGCGAAATTTTAGAGCCTTGGGAAGTTCGAGCGATTAGATATGCAGATGATGCCAAAAGGCAAGAGGACGCGAAACAATGGCAGACATAGCAAGATTAGGGATTGTAATTGACTCAAAGGGTGTCGTTAAGACCAAAAATGAGCTTGACGGTATGGCTAAGTCTGGAGCCAAGGCAGAAAAGAGCACAGATTCTCTTGGGAAATCGTTTAAACGCATAGCAGGCCCCGCAACCATAATGGCTGGCGCGTTATTATCACTAAGAAAACTATCAACCGTTACTCGTGAGTTTGATATATTAAATGCATCACTGCTAACCGCAACAGGAAGCATGGACGGTGTAATTACGGCTGGTGAGGCTATACGTGACTTTGCAAAAACTACACCCTATGACCTGGGACAAGCCACAGAGTCATTTGTTAAGCTTGTTAACTACGGTTTGACTCCATCCGAAAAGGCTTTGCGATCATATGGCAACACAGCATCTGCAATGGGTAAAAGCCTTGAGCAAATGATAGAGGCTGTGGCTGATGCGACAACAGGTGAGTTTGAGAGACTTAAAGAGTTTGGTATAAAAGCAAGCAAGCAGGGAGATCAGGTAAAATTCACATTTAGGGGCGTTAGTGAGACGGTAGCATTTGAGTCGGGGCAGATCGAGCGATACTTGACAAGGTTAGGTGAAAATAATTTTGGACAAGCTATGGCGAACAGGATGGATACACTTGACGGTGCTCTATCAAACCTTGCTGATTCTTGGAATATATGGTGGCTGACGGTAAGTCAGAAGGGCGCAGGTGACTTAATAGAGTCATCCGTAAGGCAATCTATAGATGCTATTGATACTCTTACGGCATCTCTGGCATCCGGGCAAATGGAGGGATACATAGATGCAATTATAGAAAAGTTCGAATTATTCGGAACTGTGGCGCCTGAATCTGTCGACCATGCAACAGAGGCAATTGGTATTGCCACCAAGTTTTGGGGACCACTCCTGAGGGAGGGTATAGACTTTTTACTTGTTGGACTCGATGAAATACCAGAGAACGCGGCATCTATGGTTAATAGGGTAGGCGTTGAGCTGGGAGCACTTCCAGTCGTAGGCCTTGCCTATGGACGAGCTTTTGGTGACATGCTTGGTATTGGACTTGGGGAGGTTGTTGAAAAAAGCAAGTTGTACGCCAAGGCGATTGCCAAGAACTTAGACTTGTTTGGTATTTATGATTTTTCCCTTGAAGACGAGTTGGCAGATTTAGATAGAATATCAGAAGAAATGACATCCGATACAATTAGTCGTGTTAATGCAGAAGTAAGCGCTGTTCTTGAAGCGCGAAGAGAGGATATAGATTCAATAGAGAGGAATAGACGAGCTGCCGTTGATGCATATCACGACAAGATTGACGCGTCAGACTTACTGCTTGAGCAATATCGTAAAGAGCGAAAAGAAGGAGATAGGCTTGGTCAGTTTGCAATCACCCCAGACAAGACGGGGTCCGGTGGTAGGGGCAAGGTAGCCTCACCTGTTGATGCTATCAGGGACAGCCTAAAAAGCCAATCGGAACTTGAGACAGAATCATATTTATCAAGAATGGATGCCTTATTCGCATTCTACGACGCAGGTGTAGAGAATCAAAAGGAAGCAAATGCCCTAATTGAACAAGAGCAACAGCGACATCAAGACCGTATCACAGAGATAGATGAAAACTCTATTGTAATGCGCAATAAATTCTTGACAGAGTCACAGGCAGGGACCATTGATGCTGTGGGTAGTATCTTTGGTAATCTCGCTACATTGATGAGCCAGGGTGGGAAAGACGCATTTGAGGCATACAAGGTTTTTGCCATTGCGCAGGCAGGTGTTTCTGGTTCTATGGCGGTTATCCAGG